AGCAATAACTCCTTTAGTTGTTAGAACTGTAGTAGCATTTTTTTGAACGTCTACAGTTAATGCAGATCCAGCAGTAACAGTAGAGCTTCCACTATGAACCGCATTGATCTTTCCGTTAGCTGGGGCAATCCAAGCAGTCTTTTCACCAGTTCCGCTAGTATCGTCTGCCTCACTACCCATCTTGGTTACATACCAATTTTGAATTAGCTTGTTTTGATACTTCACTCTAACTCCGTAAAGCTGTGCGTCATCAGAGCTAACAGTAGCTCCAGCGGTTTCTCTAACAATCTTAATAAAAAGAACGTCGCCATCTTGGGGGCTTCCGCTAGGGGTTACACCAGTAACGCTAATAACGTGCAAATCTGTATTGTTAATTATGGGATCGTCTGCTGTTTGAGTAGTTGCACTATATGCAACATCCCAAGGGTCATCGTCACCAGCACATTGGCTAGTTACTCCCCACTTAACATTTTGGGTAGCAGTTCCCGCAGAACTTCCCCAAACAAATTCAACCTCTAAGTCTGATCCATCCCACTGCGGAGGCATACCAATTTTTGCGTAAACCGCTTCCCCTGTGGCTACGTGCCAAATGTCGCTAGAGTTGTTAGTTCCGTAAATGGTTTCTGCTGTAGCTCCTGCACTATCGGCAAACATTGCCCCACCATCAATCCAAACGGATGTTTCTGCTGTATCTGGAACACTGCCACCAGTTCCAGCATTGTCATCTACATACTTTTTAGTTGCTGGCTGAAAGTCTGCTGATGGAGTAAATGAAATTGTGTTGTCTAGCTCAAGCACATTGGCTTTTGTTGCTAGTGCTGAAAGGTCTTGATCTCCTGTATTGCTACCACTAACTCCGTCAAGCTTGGTCTTATCTCCATCTACAAAAGCTCCTTCTGTTAGGATGGTTTGTAACCCAGACAAGTCTTGATCTCCAGTGTTGCTACCACTAACACCATCAAGTTTAGTCTTATCCCCATCTACAAAAGCACCTTCTGATAAGATAGTTTGCAACCCAGACAAGTCTTGATCTCCTGTGTTGGTTCCCGTTACTCCGTCAAGCTTGGTCTTATCACCATCTACGAAGGCTCCCTCAGTTAAAATGTCCTGCTTAGTAGTACTTAGTGTGTCGGCTAAGTCACCTTGTGTGGACGTGGCAAAGTCTCCCACAGGTGACTGGGCCGCTGTTCCTAAACCTAGGTTCGTGCGGGCGACTGCTTTTGTGGCACTCTTTAAGAAAGTGTCTACATCATTTGATACTGTGACATCGTCTGGCATAATTGTATAGGTTTAAGGTATCAGTAATTAGTTTCTTTGTGAATCTTAATATTTGACTTAGAGTTTTGTCACAACTAGTTGGCCTGACTGAACAAGGAAGTTACTAGTAGAACCCGCGTCAATGCTCTGGTATACAGCTACTGCTGATGCTGGACTTGTTGTAGCAATGTTAATAATACCACTTACTGTGGCACTACCAACGTCTCCATTGTTTGGCATCTCCCTATCTGCCACAAACCCAGTACCTGACCAGCTCGTGCCATTGTAGTAATAAATCTCGAACTTGTATTCGCCAGCAGTGTCGGTCGTGCAGCAGATATTTGCTTCGACTCTATAAGTACCCCCAGTCGGTATTGTGATAATGTTGCTAGATGTGCTCGGTGTGGTCCCAGAAGACGAGCCAGTGGAAGCCCAACCCACTACCGTCGGGGTCGTGCTACATACTGAATTTGCGGTGTTCGCATTGTTATAAAGCATGCCATAAGTCGCTCCCGTAAGAGGGTTGTCGTTACCAGCATCATCAGTAAACCAGAGCTCGTTTGGTGTCTCATTTTTAACCCACAGCTGGCCTTTGGCTGCTATGTCTGGGAGAGCGGTGGATCGTTCACTGAGGAACAACGGACCTGTGGAGTGTAGTCCGTTGGCTACTCGGAATTGGGCGGAGTCTGATTGAGTAACTGTAAAGTCAGCATTAGTGCTATCTCCCCATGCAAATACTCCACTCTTCCCATCCACTTTGACTCGAGTACCGCCGATCACGCTATTGTCACCAGCAAAAGAAGTAAATTGGTTGCCAGTACCTCCAAGAATAACTGATCTTTCTTGGTAGAAACACGAGTTTGTTTGACCACCAATAACAGCGGAATACCCACCACCCATTTGGCCTTGGAGCGCATTTGCACTACCACCAACTATAGCGGAGTTGTATGCAGCTAATGTTGTATTTCCAGCAGTATCAGTGTGTGCTATGATGGCGGAGTTGTTATAAGATACACGGCTATTATTACTTGCTAAAATGACTGACGCTGTGGCGCCCGTTATGGCTTCATTCCCTGTTCCACCAGCTATAAATGAGTTTTGAGCTGCTGCCATGTTGAAGCTACCTCCAATGAGAGCGGAGCCTGTCCCTGAGGACACATCATTACTGTTACCTTGCAGCTGCAGATCGACCGAATATTCTCCTCGAGCATTAGGTGTCGCGGTACGTAAGACTGTGGAAATGTCGTAAGTCTGGTCATTACCTTGAACTGTACCTCCTCCACCTCCTCCAGAGGCGCTGATGACTGGATTGACTGGATCAGAATTATCAACAGTTATGTTTGTTCCCGCCACAACTGAATCAACTTGACCACCACCACCGCTACCTAGCGTCTCGATCTTATCGTAGACCGCGTTCTTAGATGGGGCTGTGGTCGTGTCACCGTCCCAGCTTACACCATAAGCTGTGTCGTCTGGTGTACTTGTTGATACTGTGGCCCATGTGTTATCACCTCTTAAGTATGTTGTGCCACTTGGTGTGCCTGTCGCGCTTAAGTCTGCTACATCCACATTGCTCAAGCTGTTACCTGTGCCATTCGCGTCGAATGTTTTGTTAGTGAGTGTCTCAGTGCTAGATGCGGTCGAGTATGTTCCTAAGTCGCTGATGTCTGCCTCAACTATGGGTCGGCCTACATAGGAGGCGCCATCAGCCATGAGGGCAAACTTATCGGTAACTGCTGCTGTGGTTACATCAGAAAGCTGGCTAAGTTGATTAGCCCCAGATACAATTTCCCATCCCGTCAAACTAGACGGATCATCTGTGTTGGCTATAATTAGCGTCCCAATAGTTACGTCTTCGGTCCAGAACTGCCCATCGGCTGAAACAATATATGCATCCCCAGTCGCGACTGGCTCTCTTGGGGCGCTGCCATCTAGGTCTGGGGTATTGGTGGCGGCATTATAATCGCCTTTAAATGTCATTGAGTCACTATCGGTACCTGTTAAAGAATCGACATAGCTCTTTATAGAAGAAGAAGTTGCTAGTTTAGAGCTGGTTGCAGTAGCCATTGTGGCGTCATTAATAACCCAACCATTTCCTAGAACCGATGTTTGATCATCTCTGGTATACTCACCAGCGATCACATCGTTGACGGCTTGCTCGTCGGAGTCCGTAAAGGCATTTGTGTCTATCTGTGCCTCGTAGAGTGCTTTTATTTCTGCGCCTGTCTGATCGGGCGTTGCGTTGACATCTAATGCATCTAACTTATCATACAAAGGGTCGGTAAATGCTTTAGTCTCAGTTTCGTAAAGTGCTTTTATTTCTGCGCCTGTCTGATCATCTGTGGCACCTGCATCTATTCCTGCGAGCTTGGTAGTAGCGTTGTCCGCTAGTACACCTTGCGCTGCTGTGGCAAAGTCGTTTGTATCTGATGCGGCTGCTGTGCCGCTGTCTGAGATGTCGGAAAGAGTGTGGGTGTGTGCAGTCGGGTCACGGTCATCTGACAACCTAGAGTCATTACCTTTGACAACTTCTCCAGCTGCGGCATTACCTACTGTAGCTACATCAAGGCCAGCGGAGCTACCAGAATCAGTGATTTCTGATAGTGTGTGACTGTGTGTAGTTGGTGTTCTGGAATCACTAAGACGTGGGTCGGTCGTGTCAATTAGTGTGGCGTCAGTAATATCGGCATTAATAGATGCCAGACTACCTGCTTGGATGGCGTTGTCTGCCTTGGTTCCTTGCGTGGATGTGGCGAAATCACTTGTATTAGCTGAAGCAGCTGTGCCCGCATCGGTGATATCTGATAAAACGTGATCATGTATCACGTCTGCTTTTCCTTCTAGAGATCCAGAGACCCCTGTTAACTTGATAACTTTGATTGGGTTGGACATACTAGTGGGTAATGTGTTTGGAAGTTGTTAGGACAATGTCATCCGAGTAATGAATGTCTCCACCCCCATCAGTAAACTTAATGTCAAACACTAAGGTCATTTCTGGTGGCAGGTTTAAAGTGTCAGATGCAGGTGCGTAGACACGTACCTGTCCAGCCGAGGCGGCGGTATCATCAATATTGAACGAGATAAGGGTCTCGTTACTGGCGGCAAGTTTTAGGTCACTTGCGAAGGACCACAAAGAGAGATCAATAGGTTGATCTAGCTCATCTACACAGAGGCAAGTCTGAGAAAATGTAGAACCCCTCTTGATCTCTATTTCGATAGACATTATTTAAGCGTATTCCTCTTTGTCTTTGTCTTCGTCGTCTTCAGCGATTGCTTGTTCTACTGCGGTCGCGAAGTCGGCTTCTTCGTCTTCGTCTTCGGGTGCCTCTTCTTGGGGCTCTCCCTCAGTCATTTCCTCGGACATTTCTTCAACCATCTCTTCGTCGGCAGGTGCTTCTTCAGCAGGTGCTTCTTCAGCAGGTGCTTCTTCGCCTCCTTCGACTAATGCTTCGGCTTCAGCTACTGCTTGGTCCGCTTTGATCTGCATTTGTTGTGCCTCAAGCTGTAGAACTTCCGCTTTAGCACGGGCTAGTTCTGCTTCGATAGCGGCGGCGAAATTGTCAGGCTCTTCTTTAGGTTGGTTGTCCATGAGGTAAAAGGTGTTGTGGGGGGTATGTTCTTATACCCCCCACAACGGTTAGTTTGTTTTAGCGATTAGGCTGCTGGTGTAGCAGAGTCACGCTTGAATAGGACTACATAGCCGAACTCAGTTTTGATTGGCTTGGATGCAGAAGCAAGGATGCCACGGAAGAAACCAGTGGTTCCATCAGGGTTCTTGTCTTCGTGCGGGATGTTCAACCAGTTGAACTTACCCTTGTAATCACAAGCCTCGAAGCTCAGACCATTGGATCCACTGAATGGGTTAGGAATCTGGGACTCCATGACCTCTGAGTGAAGAATGAATGCTGCTTCGATAGGTGCTGTCTCGTACGCTGGGTTGTCTGCCACGATGCCACTTGCAGTGGTGTATGGGAGAACGCGTGTGAGGATACCAGCGGCGATTGTGTAACGAGGAGCAAGATCGTCAACCATGTGGTAGTAACCACGGAAGGACTTCTCAACACCAAGTGGAGCAATGAGCTCGCTGACTTTAGCTGCGTTGTAACGTACGTCATCACGGAAACCTGCTTCAGTCTGAAGGGCGTATGAAGCCTCAGAAGAACAGACAAGTGCGAAGACAGGACGACCATTCTCGCGACCATAAGCATCACGGCCAGCACCCTTGCGGACGTTCTGGTAGTAAACTTTGTCGAGTAGTGCGTTGGAAATGTTTGCATCTGGGGAGATGTCAGTATTTCCTACACCAGAAGTGGTGAGATCCATGCTACCAGCAACAGATACATCTTCAAATGCTTGGGCTGAAGTGCCGTCACCGTTGCCATCAACGATTGAGCTAACTACAGAACCAGCAGTTTGAGCACATACAAGGTTACCAGCAAGACGCTCGTACTCATCACGATAACGGTTTTCCCATGTGTAGGCGGTAGCCTCAGTCATGAGATCCATGATAGCGCGGAGCTGGTCTTGGCGGTGAGCAGCGTAACGTAGGTCCTCCAAAGAAATCTTAGGAGACTCAACTGTTGCGCGGCGTAGGGTGTATGGCTTCAGCTTACGGCTGAAGTTGATGTATGAACGCTGATCTTGGGCGAGGTCTGTAGCAGGGCTTGCAGTATCACCACCATTGTTACCAGCAAACTGATTAGCGGCACCAGCAAGTGGTTGGTCGCCAACGGTTTGGGAAGTATTAAGGGTAGATGAAGTCTCAGTGATCGCAATATCATGCCAGTTAACGCCAGCGGAGTTACCGTCGGTGCCAGTGGTAGGCAGAGCACGATCATAGATCAATGTCTGTTGTGTGTAGCCCATGCCTTCTGGGAAGGGTGACTGCTTGATAAGATCCATCCACGCAGATGTGTGGAGGGTTCGTTTGTGGATGTCAGCTCCGATGCGTCCAGCTTCCTGAACGAGGGCTGCGTCGATTGCGGTGATACCTGTGTCGGTTACACCTCCTTGGAATGTTGCCATTTTATTAGTTGGTTTTTAGTTGGTTGTATTTAATGTGCCTGTCATATACGACAGACAACGAGGTTTGTGTATCAATTGCGATACACGCTGTCTTTTTTAGGGACGGTTACCTTTAAATAGAACTACTTATGGCTAGAGCGACCGATGGTATCCGATATGTAGATGAGATAAAACTCGTGCAACTTCTCGGAGTCTAATAGAACTAATTAATGGCTAGAGCAACCTATCCGATATATTACGGATTCATTTAACCAAAAAAGTCCCACACCGTCAAGGGACAATGTGGGGTGACAAGGTAAGTGGGAGGCGAATAAACATATGAAAAAAAAACCTACCACCTACCTTGACGGACCACAACACGGGGACACTACAACCCCTCAGTGGAAATTATTGACCACCAAGTATAGACTCGATGGATGAAGCGAAGTCGCTACTCTTTGAAGCGGAGCCAGCTAGTGGTGCAGAATTAGTTCCGCCTGATAACTTAGGCTCTGCATCTTCGTATGATGCGAGCTTGCTAGTAAGTTCTTCGATTAGCTTCTGTGACGAGGCATACTCTTTGACCATTGATGGCAAGAGGCGGGCGGCTACTGCTTGATAAGCGAAGTCTACTGAGTGCACGACTGTAGGGTCCACATCAGCTGCTTCTTTCTGGATGCCTTCTAGGTCTAGTCCCTCGAAGCCAGATAGGAAAGGTACCTTGTCCTTGATTCTTTGTGTGACGTTCTTAGTTACCTCAACACGCTGCGCGGCTCGGTCAGCAAGTGCGATCTTCTCGCGCTCTTCTGAAACAAGGTTTGCCTCACGCAACGCCTCGTCTGCGTTTGCTCGTAAGTTGTCACGTCGCTGTAGGATCGGGTCAATCTCTGCGGCTAGTCTGTAGAATACAGCTTTGTCGCGATCTGATGCTGTGGCCATGAGCTCGGCTACAACTTCTTCCTGCTGTGCCGCATCCTCGATGGTCATTGCATCTACGAGTGACTCGTAATCTACGCCGTGTGCTTCAGCTAACTTTTCTACACCAGTAAAGATCTGCTCCAACGGCTGCATGACTGCCTCATTGTATGCATCGGTCTGCTCCAAGCTGGTCAGCATTTGCTGGTTCTCATACTCTTGGACACGCTGTTGTAAAGTTTCTACGGTCTCGCTACCTACTACGCCTTCGAGCTCGGCTACTTTAGCCTCTGCTTCTTTTGCTCTTTGCGTAAGTGCCTCGCGCTCAACACGTTCTGACTTAAGTTCTGTCTTGAGCCGCTGAAATGCGGAACTGGCTTTGGGTGTCCAGTCATCGCCAACGTCGGCGTCAAGTGAATCAAGTAGATCGGATGTCTCTTCGGTAGACTCCTCCTTGGTTGCCTCTGGTGTCTCCTCAGTTGCTTCTGCTTCTGGGGTAGACTCTTCTGTTGCTGGTTCTTCCTCCTGTACGGTTTCCTGTACAGGTGCTTCTTCGGCTGGCTCATCAACAGCGTTGATGCTTGCCTCGAGGGCTGCTTCAAATGAGAAGTCAGCTGATTCACCGCCATCCACTTCAGGGATGGCGGCTACTGGGTCAGCGGGGGCGGATTCGGGTGCGGGTGCAGTATCAGACATTATAATGTTGTTTTGTTATTGTAGGTGGTCCCATTCAGTTGTGCTGAATGTTTGGTTTAGGTTTGCTGGGGCTGAGCAAAGTTTTCGTAAATCATCGAACGCGTCACAGTAACCAGCAAAGACTGCGTGGTTCATGGAGTTGGTCTCGGTGTTTCTAATGGATCCTCGGGTGGGTCGTGCGTTCTCTTTAAGAACAGCCTCTGCCTTGCGGAACACTTCGCTGTTCATCAGCTCTTTTAATGATCCTGCGTTACCACTGGCGTACCATCCCTTGACACTTGAGTCTACTGGGATCGGCTCGAGTGGGAATGATTGTGGTTCTTTCTTACGGAACATGGGTTGAATATTAGGGACTTGATTCCCAATGTTCAAGGTAAATCGTTAAGTATTTCCCAGTTATCTCTGGGGCTGTCTATTAGATTCCAGCTCATTGAAGAAGGACCAATGATGTCTGTTAGAGGATACAGGGCAAAGGCTTCGTGTTCAGCGATGTACATAGCCATGTAATCGAAGTCCCCTTCTTTATATAACGTGTAGCGTGGCTTGCCTGTGTTGTTTACCCTGCGCTGGCTCGACGGCTTGCCAGAACCTATAATAACTTTCCAGCGTTCTTTGTGCGTTGGCTTGACCTGCTTTTGCTTGGCACCTTTCTTGACCTGAATCATGATGGGCTTGCACCCAGCCTTGCGGATGATCACATCCGTTTTAGTATTGTGGGACGTGGGCAGGAACGCCTCGTAGCCGTGCAAGGTGGCCTGATATACAAAGGCGGCTTCGGCTACGTCTCCTGTGTTCAAATAGTTTGGGGTTAAGACCTAGCGTCTTCTTGGAACTTCATTGCTGCCTCAGCGTCGCGGATTGCTTGGTCCTGCTCGTGCTTCTGCTGCTTGATTGACATTTCAAGTTCTGCCTTCTGTTGCATGATCTGCATCTGGACTTGTGCCGCTGCGATCTTAGGATCTTCCTGCGGCTGCTCTCCACCTTGCTGCTGCATCATGGCTGCTTCCTCCTCGGTCATTTGCTGCTGGGCTTGCGCTTCGTCGCGCTGGATCTTCTCCATTGCCTTGGCAGTGTTGTTGATCATCTCTTCACCATACTGCAACGACTGCTTGGCTTGTGCAACAAGACCCTCGAGTGCTGGCTCGCCGCTGGCGAACTGTGTATGCTCGGCGATGTGCTGGTAGAACGCCTGTAGAACTGGCATTGCTTGCATTGGGTCTGCCTGACCCGTGTTTAATGCTTCCAGTAACTGACCAAATGATTCTAAATGGATACCTAAGTGTGTACCATGTAACTCCGAAGACAATACAGGCATCGGTTGTCCCTGATTCAGGGTAGCGGTTTCCATGATGGCGATCTTATTGTCCACTGTTTCACGTGGAACATCCATCTGCGGTGCGTATCTGTCAGCGATATCGGCTCCAACACGGGTAGCTACGATGTCACGTGTCAGGTTAGCACGACCTACTTCGTCAAATGAACCACTAATTGCGTTCAATTCACGTAGGGAAGCTAGTCTGTTAGCCCTTGATCCGTCTCCGATAGCCCTAACAGCTGTGGTTCTGGCTAAATCTAGGTTATTAAGAAATTCTTTTGGCACCCCACGGTCATAACAACGGTCGCAGAAGTCCTTGGTGCGCTGGTCTTTGGGTGATTTGATCACGCGTTTTACTACTTCTCGTAGCAAACGGCCCCAAGATGCGTAGAATAAGTTCAATGCAGCACCACTTAACTGGGTGCTGATGTCCATATCACTGATAACTTGATCCTTATTCCTGTATGGGCTGGACTGAGTCGGGCCATATGGGGACTGTGTGTCCGTATTCATGGCCAATTGGTTCTGCATATCCTGCAATGCGGGCTGCACTGCGTTCGATAAGTTAGGAATTGCCTTCTCAATGATGTTAACATTGGGGCTAAGCACTGCATATGAACCGTAAAAGGTCATGTCTAGCTCCTCAAGGGCTCTAGTAGACTCTGGCTGAAGCATAACTGCGGAAGAAATCATGGCTCCGTCGATCATCTGGCAACGTAAACGGTTGCTGGTCTGGACGTGCGAGAAGACTCGCTGCCCTAAACCACGAATCGAGTGGTATGTTCCGTTAGATCCTACGCCATACGTAAACATTACGTATGCTTCTTCTGCTGATTTGTATCGAGATGGTTTCTCGTAAAGGAATTTGGATGGGCTTGACTCGACACAGGAGTAATGACTCAGGGTTCCGTCTGTCTCACGCACCAAAAAGTGCAACACAGATACCGTTGGGTTCTCTACACCTACTAGTAAGTCGTTGTTCTTGATCTCAGCTTGCAGGGATTCGTAATCAGAGTTCAGGTTTCCTGTAGAAAAGGATCCGCGTCCGTTGGTGGTCACGTTCTTGACCATGACTCGCTTTACCTCATCGACGTTCCACCCTACCTTGGCTGCGGCTTCAGGGTTCTTGATGAAGTTCGCTAGTTCATGGATGTGGTAAGAGCGACGGATTACGGATACGTCAATGGCTTCCTCGGAAGAGGGTGTCTGTCTCGGGATTAGGATGTCCTCGAATGAGCCTACCTTAAACTGCCAACCTTCTGGCGAGTCAAAGTATGCGACACCGACACCATGTTTAATGAATGTGGTGCAGAGGCGTAAGTAGTTCGAGTGAAACTCAGGCCATGACTTCAGTAGCTGCGTGAGTTCTGAGCTGACGATGTCTTCCCACTCGTGGCGCTGGGCATCTTCACCGACTGTGCCTTTAACATTAACAAACTTCTCAAGGGACGAGTATAAGTCCACATAAGCTGACAAAGAAATATCAAGTAGACGCTGGGCTTCTCCAAAATTTAAGTTGGTTTTTTGACCCTGACCTGAAGCGTTAAGCTTCGACTGGTCATAGGGAGCCGCTCCATCAAACATCCCGTCGATGCGGGCGCGTTGTAGAGCTGACTGTCGATCAGCATCCTTTAAACGGGTGTATATTGCAAGGGCCGATTTAACGTCCTTGAGTCGGCGTGTCTTGGTGCCGTCTTCTTTTACCCCCATCGTGAGCCCGAGCCCATCAATAACGTCTAGGGACTTGGGTTGCTTCGTAGGTTTGTCTGCCATAAGATGTTGGGGATGTTACTATTTTATAAGGAAGCGGTCAAGGTGCATTACCACTTGACCTTGTTGGCCCAGTAGGCGGCGGACATCTTGCCCTTCTTAATGTTCTTAGCGTGCCTTGCTTTGAACGAGGCTTGACGCTTCGTGGGTTTTCTGTCCCCAGTTACACCCTGTTGTCCAAAGCGAATGAGTTTATGCTTACCACCCTCACTAGCCATCACCACGTGACTCTTCTTAGGGTGCTTAGGTGTGCGCTTAGGTTTATTAACCCCAGCGAGACCTAGTCTTTTGATAGTAGCCTTGACGCGATCGGAAGCCATGCGGTTAACATTACACAAGATCTACCCAGTCGTCAATACCTGTGACACCTCCACCCTCCTCGAGGTTCCCCTCAATAAAAGAAACGAGAGCAAGTGTCTCGGACTTGGTTAGCTTGGTGACATGAATCTCGCCTGAGGCTCGCCATGACTTAATGATTTCTACTATGCCATTGTTCCACTGGAATGCTAGGCGGTAGTTCTCTGCTTCGTATTGGTCTAGTTGTTTGCTCATAATAGTATTTGTTTAACCCATGTAGCTAATCGAGTAGGCATGTGGTCGTATAGGTAAAGTCCAATGTGGATAATGACCACTAGTTCTCTAGGAATCCTGTATCGTGTAAGCTGCTTGATGAATCGTCTACGGTTGTGTGTCGTAGTGTTGGGATACTTATTAGTAAGTATATCGTGAAAGTCCCCTGCGCGATCAATGCGATACATGATCTCGGGTCCGTAATTACAAAGTATATACTCCCGAAGTAGGGTCGGGATTGACGCGCCATCTGTTTCTTGTTTCATTCGTGCATCTCCGTTAGTTGTTTCATACGTTCTTCCTGCATCTCTTTAATCTGCTTGCGACTGTATGTCCGTGGTCGGAATGATACATCCCTTAGGTTGACTCGCTCGATGGGGCAACGACCACTTGTCTCATCCAAGTAATACTTGACCTCACGGAAGTAAATACCCTGAGCATCCTCGGTCTGGTGATATACAGTCCCGCCATGGTCCACCAAGTACAGACACCACAGGTCAGGTATCTCTATAAACTGAGAGCCAATCTCTCGAGGTCTATTAGGTAACCAGTCATGATCTTCGCCCGCTGTGATCATAGCCTCCCTGCGCAGTGCGTGTGGGTTACGACTACGCCTCTTACCATCGTCGAAGGTGATCTGGACACGCAGCTCTTTCCATTTTCTACCTTTGCGAGATGATGACGTAGTCTTAATAGGCTTGCGCGAGCCACTCTTTAGTAAGCGGTATACCCTACCGTCAGAGGCGATCTCATACTTAGACGCGTTGGGTATGGGGTAAAATTGTAGTGCGATTTCGCTCATGGGGGCATACTACTAAAAAGTGAGGGGGTGTCAATCCGTTTTGGAGGCTAATTTTACGGGCCGAGCTGTAGCCTATATTCTATATGGCCTAGCGGCTAATAGAGATGACCACAACAACCTCTGTTTTCAGAGAAAGTTTTTTTTGACTTTGTTCCTCTTAGAAGAATAATATAGGAAAAAACTTTCTCTGAAAAGAGGGGTTGTTGTGGTCATCTCTCTTTTTATTTAGCCCTTATTCCATAAGGCCCACAGGCCAATAGAGGGGTTGTCAATCAGTAAAAATATAGCGTTAAATAAACGCAAACTACTTGCATTAAGCACTGTATGTATTCACTTTGTGCCTACTTAAGCAGCAAATAGGCTATAACGACAGCCGTCGCGAAAAGCAACACGAGAGCCGCCATAACCATCAGGCACCCTGTTTCGTGAGCCTTGTCTATCTTATCCCGCATCATCTAGGTCTTAGATAGTTGTGTTCCAAAATCCACGGTATAATTAGGTTCTCGACGCACCTTACATACGCCTCCTCCTCATTACGCTCCATGTATGC